GTGTTAAAGTTTGAAGCCGCTTCAAGATGTAAATCATTATTAGAATTTAAATGCGTTTCAGTCCCTGTGAAGTCTAAATCACCGTTAGCACCTATTATAACAGCCGCATTCGTAATATTATTACTATCCATATTTAGAACAGCGTTTGTAACAATTACTTCTGTAGGACCTATCGCTAATTTATCTACGTTTGACATTCTGAAAACCTGAAAACTACCAGCATTAGAAATTAAAGCACTACTACTATTTATTGCTATAATCCCAGATGCTATGTCCATTTGATTAGCTGGATTCATGTTTATATGGTTATTACTACCTATACCCCGTAAATCTGATACATTAAGAATATCGTTATTACCCATATCAATATTACCTATCATAGGTTTAGTTCCATTGATTAAAAACATGTTAGTATGACCACCATCAAGTAATGGTCCGCCGTCTAAATTAGATAAAAGCAAATGGTCTGAAGTTCCACCACCACCGCCAGAGGGTAGAGATTGCTTAATGTAAGAATCCAGACGACCCATAACGAGAGCTGTATCAATCGTGTTGGTTCCAACAGTGACGGGTCTCTCTTGCTGTATGTCGATAGTTATATCATTACCACTCAGATAGCCATCTAAGTAGCATCCTGTATTAGTGTTCTGCTGCGGGAAATCGAAGATGAAGATATTACCAGTTACAGCCCCGTTCTTTAGGTTGTTATGGCTTGCGAATGGTTTGTCGGTGTTTGTATTACCACTCCCTGTTGTGTCCGTAGGCTTCATACCTTTTACACTAATCAGGATTTTAGACGCGTCATTTATACTCCTTGCGAATCTTATCTCATGTTCCAGCATAGACTGCAGAGGGGCACCTACTCCCGTAACGAGGCCCTGGAAATCCATCACTTCAAACTGTACTGAGGACGTAATTCCTCCTGTTGTGAGAACTAGATAAAACTGCACTTGGTTAGGATCTGCTGGATTAGTATTAAGAATATCATTTCGTATTTGTAATTTTAGTACGCTAAAATTACCGTCTAACGCATCTATATCATCTGCAGGTATTACACACGTTCCGATTGTGCGACGGCCATTGACTGCACTACCTACGTCATTTTCGTTAAAAAGTATTGTACCCTGTGGGCTTCCAAACTTCTGACGTTGGTTAATGCTAAACCAGCGATTTAGGCAAACCTTCTGATCTACGAGTGTTGGAATGCTGATGTTCTTGAATTCCGTCGTTTTGAGGTCAGCGTTAAGAGTTATCACTTGCCCAGCAGAGGTTCCTGTAGCGGTGGGGAGGCAATAGCCATCAATGCATATCTCATTAGCCTGTACTGAGTTAAATACAAGGTCTCCATCGATATCCACATCGCCTGTCACTCTCAGATCTCCCTCGATTAGAGTATCGCCGATATGCTTATTATCTGTAGAGTATCCGAACACATCCATCTTTATGTTTTATGTTGGTTATTATATAATACATAATATAATTATGATTGATGAATTAATTGAGTTCGATGATGTTGGTGGAAAATCTGGAGATGCTGAAGACAACGAAAAAGCCCTCGAGATGCCAACGCTTGAGCAATTTCTTAAGCAAAATAACAAACGTAAAGAGGAGATTCCTAAAGAGGCACGAGATGGAGGTCTTAAGATAATTGCGTATAAAACTAACAAGCACAGGATTAAACAGCGTCCTCTGATGAAGAATGGCGTGATTCCAATCCATCCGTCTAGTGTTTTGTTCAACGGCAGAAGCGGAAGCGGGAAATCTAATTTAATGGTTAACCTTTTAACACGCCCCGAGTTTTATGGAAGGACCGACCGCAATGATGAAAAGACTCACTATTTTGATTTAATATTTCTGTTCTCACCTACTGCCCACGGCGGTGACGACCTCGTACGTTATCTAAATCTACCTGAGAAACGCATATTTACAGATTTCGATCTTAACGCATTGAATAATATAATCAGCACACAGGAAGGTTTAATCAAACAAAAAGGCCTCCTAAAATCTCCTAAAATCCTTCTATTGCTGGATGATATACAGAGTGATTCCAAATTCCTCAGGTCTAAGGAAATACTACGCTGCTTTATACAGAATCGCCATCTAAATATATCAACATGGTTATGTGGCCAATCTTGGAAGCTTACACCACGGCCCTGTAGGCTACAGGCTAACAATGTATTCTTTTACCCAGGTAGCGGAAGCGAGATGCAGGTCCTGGCTGAGGAATTTACACCACCGAAAATGAATAAGAAAGAATTTCTTTCCCTTGCAAATCATGCAACTAATGAGATGTATAATTTTCTGCATATTAATATGCGTCAGCCACCAAGAACAAGATTTCGCAAGAATTTGGATGTTGTTCTCGAGATTGAATAACTATATAAAGAAATGAGAGTATAACAGTATAAAAGCGACAATGCCAGACTATCAGAAAGGGAAAATTTACAAAATAGTTAGCTTATCGACTGGGCTGACTTACTACGGTTGTACCACTCAACCACTATCTAAACGGTTTCATCAACATAAAAGAGAATATGAAAGAGGTGTTAACCCAACGAGTGCGGTGGATGTTCTGGCGTGCTGTGATGCTAAAATTTACCTTGTCGAGTTATATCCATGTAATACAGTTGAGGAGCTACGTGCCCGTGAGGGGTATTATCAGCAAAATTTTGAGTGTGTTAATATGTGTATAGCTGGGAGAACCCCTAAGCAGTGGAGAGAAGATAATAAGGAAATCCTGGCAAAATATTACAAGCAGTGGAGGGAAGATAATAAGGAAGCCAGAGCAAAATATAACAAGCAGTGGAGGGAAGATAACAAAGAAGCCATAGCAAAACAGAAAAAGCAATATTATGAGGCTAACAAAGAAGCCATAGCAAAACAGAAAAAGCAATATTATGAGGCTAACAGGGGGGCTATAACACATAAATTTATGTGTGAATGTGGTGATACAAGTACATACCAAAGTATGGCTCGCCATCGGAAGAGTAAGAAACACCAGCAGTATATGATGAATCCATTTGCGCACATGTAAAAAAAAGGTAGGATCTTATTTATAATGTATGTATGTGTTTTTTTTGTAATAGCTTACTCTGTATCCATTGCGTACCATATCTTGAAGATAATAATTAGTTTGCTCGTTCCTATGTCAAGCCTGTTTCCTAAGTTATCTCTAAGAACTATCTGAATCCTGGAGAGGTTCTTAGCCTTGTCGTATGTTATTTCTGACCCTATGACATCATTGCTTTGATAGTAAGCATTGGCTCCGAATTGTGTATCATGAAGGCTCACTCCCTCCATGGCAGATATTAGACCGCTATCGCCGTCAATACTAAAAGCGTTAGAGACATCTCTGGAATGTACAAACACTGTACTAATGCCAGATAGGTCTGGAAGGGCGTCGGCCAGCACTGATAGACCAGTTTGTTCTGTTGTTATTCCAGTTAAATCTCCTGCTGAATTACCAGCTGAGAAAGGCAAGATGGTAATCGGGACTGTATCCTGGAATAGTATTCTTTGTGTGGTTGGGTCTACAGATACTGTTACGGTGCCACCTGCTACGGCATTCATTGCAGTTTGTAATGCTACTACATAATCCGTAAGAATATATTGGCCTTCTGGAACTACAGCATTGTAGGTTGTTGCACCCTCGCGGAATGTAAACACAAAGTTTATAGAGCCAGAACCAGGAGGGGATAGATTCCCCCGCACATTATAAAATACATTAGGCACCTGTATTGATTTGATTAATACCCTACCTATATTCTGGGTGTTATAAGTTTCTTTTAAATTTACTACAAAATCCGAATTGCTTTTAGACTCGGATGGGTCCTTATCATCGCTACTCAGAATTATAAGCTTCTCCATGTTTATATATATATGAATATATTTTTATGAATAGCTATTAATAAGTTATGGAACGATGCCATACAATAGAGAGCGGTTAATAGTCTTGTTCAATCCAGTAATAGGAGTGGGCTGAGAGGCATATAGCCTCTGTAATCCCACATTTGGATTCCATATGTGCTCCTCGACCTCATAGTCTCCGAAGTCATTTTCCATTGCTGGCAGTCTTAAATCTGCTGTTGGTATTACATCCCCACGAATTAAAGCCTCAGTTATACGAGGGTTTAACGGTTTATCATCGGGGGTAAAAGAGTCCTCACCCCAGCTTGGTGCGTAAGTCATACCGCCTCCATTCATACGCAGCTGCTCATTTCTATATGCTGCCATCTTGATATTACTCTCTGCAATAGTAAAACCATCACCCTCAGAGGTTGGTCTAATGTAATCAAACATGTCAAACTCAACCTGATCGACGCTTGCCTCCGCTGGTGTAGGTTTAAATGCAGAAGAAGCCGGAACGATAAATTTAGGCTTAAGCGTGCCAGAGCCCTTAATAGCGTTCGCAGCATTCTTTATATCATCTTGCTGTTCTACAGTAACCTGTTCGATAGGTATTTGCTCAAATTCTATTTTCTTCTCGCGGAATATTTTACCAGATGCTAATGCCCCGGCTATTCCAGCACCAGCAATTGAGGCGGCTAAGGTTTTTCCAACGGGTGGTAAATCTTTAAGCTCCTCGCGTGCCTCCATTCCACCAGATGCCAGAACAGCTCCAGATGCAGCAGCAAGGCCTGATAACCAGCTACCTCCGTTTAGAAAAGTGTTAATAGCACCGAGAGTAATAGAGGAAAGTGTTCTAAGATTGTCAGATATTTGTTTCTTTGTCTCTGGTGATGCTTGTAATAATACCTCTTCACCACGCTCGACACCTTCAGCAAGGTTGGCCGCATCTACAAATGCTTTCGCTTCTTCTAAAGACACTCTTTTCCCTTCTGTAGCTATGCTTAGAACTGCTTGCCTCTTCTGCTCGTGAGTCATGTTTTCAGCATCGGGGGATGTGGATAAATACTCTATGGCGTTATGAATATCGAGAGGAGTCTGAGAAAATAGCTCAGGATTTCCCTCAACAATTTCAACACGTCCCTGTATGGGAGCGGTGGCCGATTCTAATCTTTCTTTAGTTAATTTAAGAGCTTCGGCAACGGGTTTTTTCTTGAAAGCATCAGCAAGGAGCGAGATACTTCTCACCTGAGAGGGTGTAGCTTGTTCCGTGGAGGTAGTTTGAAGGATACGCGTGGCATCTCTAAATGTTTTCATATCATCCTGTGATGCCTTGCCTTCATTAATCCTCTTCTGAAGTTCCCCCTGTGCATTTTGAAGGCTTCTTAAGATTCTACCCCTGTTGCTTGTATCAGCGTCTTCTTTAATATCTTTTAACTTAATCTGGTTAACACTGGGATTAATGCTTGGCCCTGTTATTAAACCAGCCAGCCCCTTTGTTGATCTATACGCAGCAATGAGTAAATTTGTAAATGCTTGCAGCTGTTCCCGTTTAGAACCTGGTAGATTAACCAGACCCATCAAAAGAAAGGCTGCAGCTGTTGGTGTCATAGTTTCAACAAATTGATTTATATCACGGCTGCCAGTCATAACATCTCTCAATGGTGCCATAAAATTAGCAACTGCAGACCTCTTTGCTTCCGGAATCGCTAAAGTTATCCCAGCGATTGCCGCCTTTGCCTCTCTATCCGTCAATGGAGCAAAACGCTGACCCTGTATGGTTCTTGATTCGCCACTTGCTGGGGTATGCTTGCCATCTATAACTGTATCTAACTCAACAACGGGTCCCTGCTCAATTGATGCGGCAGTCGCTGGCTGTACTGGTGTTGTAATCGGTGGCGGTAAATCTCTCAATCTGTCAGCCTCTGGCATTCTTTCAGCAACGGGAGCAATAGCCAACTGCTTTGATGTTTTTGCCTCTGCTCGTCTTACTTTCTTAGATGCGGCCCTTTTTACCTTAGTTTTTTGCGATGGTGTTTTAGCTGTAAACAGCATTGTAAAAATAACCTGTTTATTTGCCTTAAGAATTCTCAGAACATCAGCCTTGAGCTCGGTTGCTGTCTTACCCTCTAAATTTGGGATATCTCTCATTAAATTAACGAGGCGATTCTGGTCGACTTTATTCTCATTAAAATATGCTCTTAGTTTTTTCTCGTCAATGCTATCCGTTTGTTTTCCTCTTATTCTTTCTATTGGTGCATTTGCTAATTTCTCCTCTTGTGTTCTATCTCTCATAAACTGCTTAATAGACGGAACTAATGCAGCCATTACACTTCGTAAAGCTTTAGGCGATAATGTAATCTGTGGAGCAGGCGGGATAGGTGCCTCTTTCTTCTCCTTTTGTGGAGTGGCTACCATCTCAATTCCCTCCTCCTCAGCTGCTGGTTGTTTACGTTCCGACATGTTATATTATTAGAATTTATTTTGTAAGACAATTATATATATTATTTATGCCACACTATTTAAACGGATTAGAAATGGAAGACGATAAACCTACATTGGTAGTAGAACGACAGCCTGATATTGCTGAAATTAAAGACGAGTATGTAAATGTAAAAATAGATGACGTTCTCAAGGAGACAGAGAAAAAAAACGAGACTGAACAATATAAGATTTTTCAGGACCGTCTTAAAAATGCTTTTATGAGTAATGAGGACTACCATCTATTTAATAAGCTACCCCTGACTGATAAGCAAAAGGTGGAGCTGGTTCTCGATATGCTTGTAAAAGAATCTAATAAAGAGAACGAAGAGCCTGAAACTACCAGCAACGAGGTTGTTTGTGATGGCGATAAGCCGATTGGTTAAAAAAAAGTAAAAACCCTTATAAATTATATTTAGTATAATTTTGTTGCTTTATAGTTCGTCCTTAGGTGCTGGTGTTGGTGCTGGTGTTGGTTTAGGCCCTCCTTTCATAATGGTCTCCGGTTTCTTTTCTTTTTTCTTAGTTTGTTCCTCTGCCACGGCGAGGCGGAATATACCCTCTAAACCAGCTGCAGCGAGGTCCTGTGTGTTTAGTTGACCGTCTTTGTTAACATCTCCAGTTTTTAGAACGGCAGCCTGGAGGAATTCATCTACTGGGCTCAATTTCTGCTCTGGTTCTATGTTGTATAGGTTCTTTTCCTCATAGAATGACTGCACACCTTGACGCATTTCATTCACAAAATTCTCAGCCTCTTCACTTCCGATGTTGCTGGCTGTTCTAAGAGATTCCGCATATACAGCCTCCTCGAGACGTGGATCGAGATTCGTGTCAAGATTCCTCTCCATTAAATCCGTTGTAGTTAAAGGCTCAGTGTTGATTTCCCTCTTTAAATTCTGTGCAGCCTGTAGTGTTGTGAGAGTTGCATAATCTTCAGTAGAGGCACCAGGCACAAGGCTGCTCATATTAGGGATCTGCTTAATTTCAGTTCTATTAGGATCACCAGCATATGGATCACGCTGACCATATCCCCCCTGATATGGGTCAATTAAATCCCTGCTTCTATCAAGTTCCTGAATCTTACGAAATTGCTCTCCGAGCTCTCTGGCATCGGTATTTGCGTCAAACAAAAGGGGGAATTCCAAACTCATCTTATTTATATTATAATTATTATATATTTTTCTATGTTATAATATAACACTTAAGAGTTTGATACCCGCAATGAGTGCCGTACCAGTAGATCGCAATGTTCAGGTCGACCGCTCCATGGTCGACAGCCTGCTCCAGGTTAATAGGATGCTTTACAAGATGCCCCCCAGCATCTCCATCGCTAACTCAAGGCATTACCAGACTGGGTTCCCGCAGCAGCAGGCATACGGCCCAGGCCGTACTATTGTATTTGATTCTCAGACCGGATCTGCATTCATTGATGGTATGACTTCATACCTTAAATTTAGGATTACAACGAATAACACCGGTGATTTTGGAAGGGGTTCCGCTGCCCAGCTCGTTGAGAGGGCTGTAGTACGCAGTCGACAAGGTAAGGAATTGTGTAGGCTTGAAGGTGCTAATTTGATTGGCCACATGTATGACAGATTTACTTGTCCTCAAGGGTGGTTTACAACTGCAGGACCCGCCGAAGGTTATCCTGTTGGTGCAGGTGGCGATGCTACTGCTGAGAACACTGGAGCAGGAGATGGCGACTGGACTGGGGGCGTTGTTTTCATTCTTCCCATCCATAAGCTATGCCCCTTCCTCAAGCAGGGTAAGCTTCTACCCCCTCAGATTATGGAGGGTCTCAGAATTGAGTTGACTCTTAACTCCGTTGCCGATGCTCTCTATTGGGATGGCGTCACTGGCTCCGCCGTCACTGATTATACTCTTGACCAAATTGAGATGAAGTGGGATGCTTACGATATTGCCGACCAGTTTAAGAGATCCGTCATGGAGATGTCTGCCTCTCAGGGTTTGAACCTTGTGCATAAGGAATGGTACAGGACTATTGTATCTGCAACTGCTGACCAGTTTGACTTTGATATTAAGAAGGCTGCAAGCAAGGCCCTCCAGGTCGTCACAATTCCCCGCCTTACTGCGGCACTTAACCTCGTCACTGCCGATAGTTCTATCGCTGAGACATATGATTTTAGCCGCCAGCAGTATCATGTTGGATCCGTATATTACCCTAACACTCCTCTTGATACCACTCAGACACTTGCCGGAAATAAGGAATCATTCTGGTGGGTACTGGCTGCATTCCGTAGTTTGCCCTGCAAGGAGTTCCAGGATGTAAGCCCTACCACATACACCAGTCGTTTTGGCGTATCTTCCGCTTCTCTTAACAAGAGCCAGACCAGCGACATACAAGGCTCGATTATTAACAATAGCAGATCGTTGTTGGCTGAGCTCCAGTTCGCCAGTTCTGTCTCTCGCCGTCTGGATTCTTATCTCTGCCATCTTAGGGCTGTTAAGGTATATCCATCAAATTGCGTGGTCAGAGATTAATGACCTTACCTTATTACCATCTAAAGAAATGTTATATATACAGTATAAAAATGGAAGACTACAAGCAGGGGAAGATTTATAAGATATATTCCCCTTCACAGGGGTTGACTTATTACGGTTCAACTACTCAGAAACTAAACAAACGATTTAATGACCATAAAGGAGAACATAGCCGAGGTAATCGAAAATTCGAATCTTTTTTAGTCTTTGAGTGTGGAGATGCTGAAATAGAACTCGTGGAGGCTTACCCTTGCAATAGCAGGAAAGAATTACACAAGCGTGAAGGTTATTACCAACAAAATAACGAATGTGTGAATATGTGCATAGCAGGCAGACCGCGAGAGGAATGGGTCGCAGAGCATAAAGAACACCTTAAAGCATACCATAAAGAATGGTATAAGAAAAACAAAGAAGCACATAACAAAAAGACAGCCGAATATTATCAAGCAAACAAGGAAAAAATGAAACAGCACCATAAGGAATGGAGGGAGAACAATAAAGAAAAATGTAGAGAGATAGCCAGAAGAAACCGACCTAAGTACTTAGCAAGACGGAACGAAAAAACTGATTGCGAATGTGGTGGCAGATATAGCCGCAACAACAGAGCAACACATTTCAAATCTCAGAAACATCAGAAATTTCTAACACAATAATATAGACTCAAAAAAAATGCCACGCAATCAGGAAGATCAACTTACACCAGCGGATTTCGCTAACTATACCCCAGAGCAGCAGGATGCTATTATAGAATTCAAAGAACATGAATTTTATTATAAAAGTTGTTTAGGCGGGTCTACCGATAGCAGGCTGCTTAAATTTACTGTTCTGCATGTTATTGTTGTGTCTCTGCTTATCTTTTCGGCACTCGGTCTATCGAGGGCTAAGACTTGTGAGGAAACTTCTCTATATCAGAGTCTGCTTACATTTCTGCTTGGTCTGATTATTAACACCAAAGAATAGCTTGCTGAGCATCTTATTGTGCTTTTTACTTTTGTAATGGTTCCGCCTATTATGTACGGCAATATTGATACCACATAAACATTGAACACGTATTTTACCGGTTTTTATATAATAAGGATTACGGCTTACATGACCCTCTCTTTTTTTGTAGTTCTTTTTTCCTTTCCGGGTTTTTCTATCAGCATAATGATAATTTACAACCCTGTCGCGGTATTGGTCTATATACTTCTTTTCTATATCGTTTTTGTTCATACCATCTGCAATGGTTTCAAGTATCTCATAAGATGCATCACCTGCCTGAAATATCTCATAGGATGAGCATGCATGGCATCCGCTTTTAAAATAGCTTTTATGACATCTGAATCGATATTTAGGATTTTGAATAGTCGAGCCTATATAGACCCGTCTCGTGTGGGGTGATACAATTTTATAGATATACGACGGCATTGTGTTTTTTTGTGTATATAATTACGGTTATATTTTGTGGAAAATAATATTAAACTCACCATAAAAAATGATACGCGTAAAATGCTGCTTGCTCCTTATCTAAATACGCAGGCTTACCCTCTGCTGTTAGAATAGCCTTGTGGCGTTTGCGGTAGTTTTCCCTCCTCTTCGGGTCATTGTGGTCGAGGTGGCTATACAACCCTAAGCCTGTGGAATCAGAAAATTGTTGGTATTTACGAGAACCGAAGTGTACAAGCTTCCCGCCTGGTGTGCGTGTCATATACTTCTTATTTTTCATAGTGCTACGCATAAATTTAGGCATGGCTTACTTGAATCCTAAAATCAGCAGTATATTATTACCTATATCTTTCGTCCTAAAATCTCGGTATTGGTTTGGATCGGTTATACGCCACCTGTATTGAGTTATCTTTTTACCACGCTCTCCTGTTCTATACACTCTATGAACCTTTTTAATAGGCTTATAGTTATTTTTAACTAACCACCACCGTGTCTGCGATAGTTTCCAGTCTTTATTAAAATCTTTCTTAAATACAACACTCTGAACTTCTGACATTGTATATATATAGAACCTGTGAATATAATACGATTATATTATGACTAAGTGCGAACATGACAAGCAGGCGGGCAAATGCATCAAGTGCTATCCACATCTGTTCTGCGACCATAAAAGACTGGTTCGACTGTGTAAGCAGTGCAGCCCATATGAGTGCCCTGAGTGTAAAACTATCTGCCCAGTTGGTCGAGCATCTGAGCACGAGAAGACTAAACGGCACAAGAGGAATATAGCAAAGAAGCACAACCTAATTGAAACATATGAATACCTACTCAATAAGATACCTGAGAGTGTTATAACTGAACTGGCGACCTCTGACCCTGAATTTAAAAAGCATCTCGACTCACTACCAGCATGATGGAATTCTGAACACTTTATTTCTATCTAAAGAAATAACTCCTACATAATAAAAGAACTACAACACAATGGCATACAAGATTCTTAACAAATACCTACCTGAGGAAATAACTCTTTTGGCTCTCGATTACACTGGCAAGGAAAGCTATGAGAATGAAAAGAGGGCAGTGATTGAGGAGCTGCAAATGAATGAAGCTGAAAGATTTAGCAAACGATATGATGATTTTATGGAAACTACGGAATTTTATAATAGGGATTTGGTGGATGGGATATTCAACTGGCCTGACCTGTACCACTGGACGATGACATCAAGCGAACTAACTTCAATGGAGATTTTGATGGATGAGGATACGACAGAAGAGCAGTGGGAATTAGCTAAAAATATTATGTCTGACTGTGATTTTATAGGAATGAGTTTACATGAAGCTCTTGCATTAGTTGATATTTATGTATTTAATGAACCAGCAACACGATATACTCACTTAGTGCAATTTTATGAGAGGGTTATGTTGTAATAAACCTAATGAACTAAAACACGCCAGCAATTAGAGCGGAATGGAGGCAACCCTTTTTTTTACAACCAAATGCTGTTTAAGTGCTTCTGAACAAATGTAATCAATGTAATTACATTGTAATATGTAATTCAACCCCCTGTAAGATACTTATAAGCCTTAAG